TGAACATGGCCGTGCAACTCCTCTACGATCTCGTAGAATCCAAACCATCCGAGGAAAGGAACTAATGATTACCACCCGTACGCCTCTTGACGGGGCGCTAACTAACGACCAGTGGGTTTCGCAGGACGACATTCCTGATCCCAACCCATTGCCTAGGATTCCTGGCGTAGGGATTCTTGTCCGGCCTGTGCCAATTCGGCGCAAGACCACGGGCGGTATCCTGCTTCCAGATACATTCCGAGAGGACCGCGAATACCTCAACACCGTTGGGCGCGTCCTGGCATTGGGCGAACTGGCGTTCATGGACGAAGACATATACCGGAAAGGCCCGTGGGTCAAGCCCGGTGACTACATCGTCTACGCCAAGCTGGCGGGCCAGAAGATTTGGTGGAAGGGCGTCAAGCTTCTCCTCATCAAGCCGTCCAACATCGAACTCGTCGTCGAACAACCCGAATACCTCGACGCAAACTTTAAGGAATAACCTATGTCCGAATCCGGCTATCAAGAACTTGATCTTGACAATCCCGGCGCAAAAGCAGCTTCCGCAGAAGACTCCGACATTGAAATCGTGGAAGAGTCTCCAGCGCCAGAAGCTCCTGTTGCCGATCCAGAACCCGCGCCTTCTCCAGCACGCGCTGAAGAGACCGATCACGAAGAAGACGAAGCTTCATCGGAACCTCCTTCAGAACGCAAGAAGCTAACACGCAGCCAGCGCCTCAAAAACCAACGCGACCTGTACGCCGAACAGCTTCGGGACACGCAGGCTCGCTTGGCTGCTGTCGAGGCCCGTGCCCGCAAGGCGGAAGCCGAAGCTAATGAAGGTGCGTCCATCGGCTTCGATCTATACATCAAGCAGATCGATTCGTCAATGTATGCACTGCGACGTGACTTCGATGCTGCCTATGATGCGGGCGACCGAGACAAGATTTTTGAAATCCAACAACAGATTGCTACCCTTGCAGCCACCAAAGCTCAGGCTGAAAAGGAAAGGCGGTCGATCCCTACTCACAGGGCGCCTACTGGCCAGGCAGCGCAGCAGCCGACCCAGCAGACACGGCAGGCGCCCCCTAAGAAGCAACCCTCTCCCGCTGCCATGGAGTGGTACCAGCGCAACAAAGATTGGTTCAACAAGGATGCTGTCCTCACCGCCAGCGCCCGCGTACTCGACCAGCAAATGGTTGCGGACGGCTACACCCCCGACGACCCAGACTACTTCGACGAACTCGACAGTCGCCTGAAGCGGGAGTTCCCCCAGAAGTTTGGCGGCAAAGCTCCAGCAGCCCGCCCCGCTTCCAACAATCCTACCATCCAAAACAGGTCTGCCCCGTCCCCGGCACCCGGCAAAATCCGCGTCTCTATTACACAAGCCGACCGGGACATGGCCAACCATCTTGGCATTAGCATCGAGCAATACGCCCGCGAAAAGGCCAAGACCGAGCGCGCCCAGCAGACCACCAGCCAGTATACGGAGATTCTGTAATGAAAAACAAAATGTTCGCGGTTCCCGATAACGCCGTCGACGAACCACTTGAAAATCCTCTTGATATGGAGTATAATCCTCCTAACGCGCTAGAAATCCCCCCAATGCCTGACCAAGACGCTTTTGTGTATCGTTGGATCAGGTTCCGGGCTGGTAACGAAGAAGACTTTAACAATGTCTCTGCGCGCCTGCGGGAAGGGTGGGCATTCGTCCCTATCGAGGAAGTTCCTCAAGGTTACGTTTTCCCCGGACTCGAAAGCAAAATTTCTGCGTTGGCCGGTGCAGCCATTAACGGGGACCTCGTCCTTGGCAAGCTACCTCGTCGCCGTGCGGAAGCCATCCAAAAGTGGTCAGAAGATCGGGCCATTCAAGCGGAGCAGGCTTACGACCTCAAGACGATTAGCTACGAAGACGGTGGCCGTAAGTTGCAATTCGCTAACGAAGGTTCCAAACAATATTCCAGGGGGCGTAGGCCCTCATTCGGATAACACATAAGGAGGATAGAAGGTGCCCCAATCTTTTGCACCGTTCGGTCTTCGCGCTGTAGCTGCCCTTGGCACGCACGGCAACGAAGTCCGCGCTTATCCGCTTCCCAACGGCGCTAACTGCCCGGACCTCGGCAAGGGTTCTCCGGTCAAGCTGTCGGGTGGCGTAATCACGTCGGCTGGTGCTGGCGGTGGCCCCCTGTTGGGTGTTGCTGCTGGTTTTGCGTGGATCGATCCGACCACGAAGCAGCCTCAACTCAAGAACTCGATCCCCGCAGATACGTCTTCGGCTGGCCTGTACGACGGTTCCGACCGCCCGACCGCCTACGTCGTGGACAATCCCAACGCCCTGTTCATCATTCAGGCTGACGCTTCCGTTACGGCGGGCGACCTCGGCCTGAACTTTGATGTGACCGCGTCGGGCGGCGATGTCAACTCGGTGTACGGCACGTCCCAGTATACGCTGGATGCGTCCACCCGTACCTCCGCTGTCGGCACCGCGCTGAAGCTTGTGGGTCTGGCCAACATTGTCGACAACAACTGGGGCGATCCGTTCCCGGTCGTGGTCGTCAAGCTGAATGGTCCGATCCTCCAGCAGGTCTCTGCGGCATAATAGGGGGACATAGACAATGACTATTTTGACTCGCGCACAATTTGCGAAGCAGCTTGTTCCCGGCCTCAACGCTATCTTCGGTACGGCCTATAAGAGCATCGACAACGAACACACTCCGCTGTTCGACGTTGAGCGTTCGGATCGTTCGTTCGAAGAAGAAGTGCTGATGACGGGCTTCGGTACGGCCCCGACCAAGAGCGAAGGCGATCAGGTGTTCTTCGACACCGCCTCCGAAGCTTGGACGAGCCGCTACACCCACGAAACCGTTGCCATGGCTTTCGCCATCACCGAAGAAGCTATCGAGGACAACCTCTATGGCACGACGGGCAAGATGAAGGCGAATGCGATGGGCCGCGCTATGGCGAACGCCAAGCAGGTGAAGGCCGCTAACGTCTTCAACAACGGCTTCTCCACCAGCGCCCTGTATGCTGGCGGCGATGCCAAGCCTCTCTTCGCTACCGACCACCCCACGCTGGCGGCTGGCACGCAGTCCAACAAGGTTAGCTCGGACCTGTCCGAAACTGCCCTTGAAGCGGCCCTTATCAACATCTCGTTGACCAAGGATGACCGTGGCCTGCTGATCGGCGCCCGCGCTGTGAGCCTGCACATTCCTCCGCAGCTTCAGTTCGTTGCTCACCGCATTCTGTTCTCCGACCTGCGCGTCGGTACGGCGGACAACGACACGAACGCTATGAAGGACATGGGCCTGTTCTCGAAGGGCTACACCGTCAACCACCGCTTCACGGACACGAACGGCTGGTTCATTCGCACTGATGTGCCGAATGGTACCAAGATGTTCATCCGTGCGCCGCTGGCCACCAAGGACGATGTGGACTTCCTGACGGGCAACATGCGCTACAAGGCCCGCGAGCGTTATAGCTTCGGCTGGTCCGATTGGCGTCAGTGGTACGGCTCCTCTGGTTCAACCTAATGGATTGGGGACTTCGGTCCCCTTTCCTCCATTCTCAAGGAGAATCAGATGACTACTTTTGCTTTCCCTGTCAACATCGACAATCGTGAACCGGCTTCCGGCTCTGTTGTCGACATGACGACCGCCCGCGTTCCGGGTCGCTTTTCGGTTGTCGTGAATACTGCCAAGACGGGCACGGCGGCGGGTGCGACTACCATCCCCCTGTTCGTGGCTCCGGCTGGCTCCAACTTCTACGAGTGCGTTCTCGACATCACGACTGCCTACGACAATCTTGACACCAAGATCACCGTCGGCACGTCAGCGAACCCTGCTACCCTGTATGCGGCTACGTCCGTAAACACCGCAGGTCGTCGCGCTTACGCTGGCACGGGCGCCCAGGTCTCTACCAATAGCATTGTGCTGGCGGCGGATACCACGGTCCAGGCCATCGTGTCTATTGCTACTTCGGCTGTGACGGCAGGTTCCGTCATCGTCCACGTTGTGATCGGCTAACAAGCTGTGGCAGGCTCCTCCTTCGGGCGGGGTCTGCCTCACTTGCTTTAGGAGCAAGCCATGCCCGGCATCAAGACTATTCGCGTCATTCCCTTTCAAGTCAGCACATCCGCTGCCACAACGAGCGATCCCATCGATCTCGACTACCGCTTTGACGGTTCGCCCGCGCGTTGCTTCTGGGTCCAAAAGAGCGCCGCCGCTGGTCCTACCATCTTCTTGGAAGCCGCGCCTTTCGAGACAGGTCCGTGGATTGCCTTCGCTGAAGTGACTGCCGCTGTTACCACGACCCTCGTCCAAGTCATCTTCGACGTGCCCTATGTGCGTTCCTCGTATGCGGGCGGTGGTCCTCTCGTCACCATCTACGGAGTCGTCTAAGGAGACGCGCCAATGGCAACCAGCGGCGTAGCCTCCTTCGATCCCACTTTCGACGACATATTACAGGATGCTGCTGCCATGGTTGGTGGTGGTCCGCTTCTCGCTGACGAACTCATTAGCGCACGGCGCGGTCTCGATTACCTCCTCACTGATCTTCAGAACCGCAACGTCCTCCTGCACAAGATCGAAACCACCGTGGTTCCCGTCTCAGCTTCAGTGTCGGCACTGACGTTCGGCTCCTCCATATCGGACGTTCTAGTCGCAACTGTTCGCACCTCCTCCACCGAAATGGTGCTGGACCGGGACGGCTACGAGCGCTGGGCCGAAATCCCCACCAAGTCCGTGACCGGGCGCCCCACTCGCTATTGGTGGGACCGGCGCCGTGACTCCAACATCATGCACGTGTGGCCACTCCCCGACCAAACTTACGACGTGGTCCTCACCATCCAAAAGAACGCCGAAGACACGCTGCGCGCTTTTGACAACATCGACGTGCCCCGGCGCTTCCTGCCCGCGATCACCTACGGCCTAGCCCATTGGATCGGCATGCGGCGCGGTACCCGTGCAGATGCCAACCGCCTCGTCATGATCAAGACCGAATACGAACGCCTCGTCCGCGATGCGATGCGCGAAGACCGTGAACGCGGCAACATCCGCATTAAGATTGGACGCCGCTAATGGGCTACACTTATAGCACTCTTGTCGCCGACATCCAAGCCAACATGGAAGAGGACTCTGCCGAGTTCGTCTCCGCTTTGCCGTCCATTATCGAACGCGCCCAAGGCTACCTCCAGCGGCGCCTCGATCCCATCAATACCTTCCGTTTCACGACCGTCTCGGTCAGCGCCTCCTCCCGCACCCTGTCCTTACCTGCTGACCTCCTCGTGCTGAAGTCCATTCAGGTATGCGCGACGGGCGGCTGGTCCACTCTCATAGAGCAGAACAACGAATTCCTCACCGCCTATTGGCCTGACTACACTTCGTGCGCGCCCACCAAATACTATGCGCCCAAGGACAACGCCACTATCTTCTTGGCGCCGACGCCGCCCTCCAATGCTTCGGCCCTCATCGAGTACATACCGCAAGTCACCATTCTGAGTTCTGCCTTCCCCACGAACTACTTTTCGGAGCGCGCGGACTCGGCTTTCTTTGCGGCAGCCATGATGTACGCCAATGCCTGGACCAAGAACGCGAATGCGGTCCAAATCTGGAAGGGCATTGCCGATGAGGAACTGGCGGTCCTGAATATCGAGTACACGCGGGCACGGCGCTCCGACACTTCTAATCGCAATCTCGGCTCGCCTGAGAACACGTTGGCAGGGCAGCCCTAATGTCCGTGTGGCGGATGTGGTCGGTCTGTGACCGCTGCGGCTTCAACTACAAACGTAAGCAACTCCGCAAAGAAACCACTAACTTTGTCGTCTGCCACACTTGCTTTGATGGGCGCTTCGACTTAAAGAACCACCCACAAAACTATTCAGCGAAGCCCCGCCGCGAACTCCTTCCAGTACCCGATGGGCGCGCCCAGCAAGACCTTACTGTGTACCTTACCACCGAAGCTGGTGGCTACCTACTCACTGAGACGGGCGACCAAATCATCGTTACAGGTGTGGTGTGGACTCCCTCTCAAAGCGTGCCGTCGTGAGGCCCATCATGGATATGCAAATGTTGTTCGACTTCATCTCCAAATTCATATGGCCTCTCGCTATTGCGTACGCGGCTTACATCCACCGGGAGCTTGTCGCCGTGAACCAGAAGATCGAAAAAATCCACGACGAACACCATCGGCACGTAGCCCAGGTGAACAAGGACTTTGCTACCCGCGAGGTAGTCAGCGAACTCGAAAACAAACTCACAACGGTCCTTAATCGGATCGACGACAAAGTAACACGAATCCTTCAGGAGCGCAAGTAATGCCCTCTACATACGATCCCCTTCTAAGGCTTGAGCTTCAGGCTACTGGCGAGAACGCCACCACCTGGGGCACTAAGACCAACAACAATCTCCAACTCATCGCAGCAGCTATTGCGGGCGTAGCTACCGTCAGCGTGTCTAGTGGCGACACCACCCTCTCGACTGCCAACGCCGCAACCGACCAAGCCCGCTCCGCGATCCTCCTCGTTCAGGGTACCCTGACCGGCAACGCCAACATCATTGTGCCCTCCGAACCCAAAACCTACGCCATCATCAGGGGCACGTCGGGCGCCTTCGACATCATCGTCAAGAACGCAGGCACGGGCGCCACCCTTCCCACTACCGGCAACGAACTCATCATTTGCACCTCCACCACCTGCTACGGCCTTGTCGGCGCTCTTGACTCACGCATCGCCGCAGTCTCCGCTTCGGTGTCGGCGCTTCAGGTCCAAGTCAATGCTGTCTCCGCTTTGACCTCGTCGCTTGATGCGCGTATCGCGGCGGTCTCGGCGTCCGTCTCAGTTATCAACACGCAGCTTGCCGCTGTGTCCGCTCTCGTCAGCACCATCAACAGTCTTGACATCCGTGTCATCGAGTAACCATGTCAGCATCGCTGCAAG